CGTATTAGCGATAAATGTAGCAGACTGAGTTGTTGCGGATGTTACAGTTTCAACTCTAAACGTATTCGCAATATATGTTGCGTTCTGAGTTGTTGCAACCGTAACAGGTTCTGCGAAGTTCGTATTGGCATAATAGACGTAAGAATTCTGATCAACAGTAGCAGTGATACGTTCGCGTGTAGAACGACGCGCAACTACTGGTGCTTCATCGACTTCTTGAACCGTAGCTTCAACACTACCTGTGATTAGATAATCGCCAAATAGTTTTGTGCCTGCTGGATGTAGCAGCGACTTGATGATTTCTTTATACTTGTGCAGGAGTTCGTCGACGCGAACAACGTAAGAAAACTCTTGATAATAGACGTTATCTTGTAGTTTGTTGTTCCAGCTGAGGAAACCTTTCGTGTCGATGTAACGACCAGGGAACTGGATAACGCCAGACGGAATAGGCAGAGCAGCACCAGCGAACGTTTTCTGACGTGCAACGTATGTTGTTACTGCACTACCAGAAGTGTTTGATGATGACGCAGTGTCATATACAATACCATTACCCTGAGTGATGTTACTTACCACTACTTCATCGTAACGTCCAAAGTTCGAACCTGGAGTTTCGATAGAAATCTTTTTGATAGTTCCTGGCGCATTGTTAGCGATAACAACGGCGTTGTTACCATAGACGTTTCCGTATCCGTCTACAAGATTAAGAGTAGAAATGAATGAGTCTACGATACGAATCGTTGGTAACGAAGTCGTGTATCCATATCCAGGATTGATAAGAGCAATCGTATTGATAGCATAAAGATCTGTAGAGCTGAACGTAAGTGCTTTGCTCAATACAGTAGAAATGTTTGCGCCAGCCAGACCAATGTAGGCATTGGCGTTGCTTCTGTTTTGGAATGGCGTATGTGCTGCAACGAACGATGTGTTGCTGGTAATCAGATGAACGCGCATTGTGTTGGCAATACCCCAAACGCGAACAAGATCACCAACATTCAACTGAACTTGGAACTTAGTGCCAGATCCTGTTACAGTGTTTGATGTGTTAGATACGCTAACAGTACCAGTCAGTTTCTTTGTCACAGTTGCTGAGTTAGCACCACTACGAACAAAGAACGACTGATTTAGTTTTAAGTTTTTAACTGATCCGATAAGATCAGTGTTGATAGACAGTCCACCAATCGTCTGAGATTTCCACGAATCAATCGCCATCTCAAAGTCTTTACCGTTACCACCTGTAACGATAATCTTAGTGTTTTCTTTCGTGTAGCCGTTACCAGTCTTAGCCAGCTTTACGATTACGCCGCCTCTGTTTGTAACTTCTGTAACAGTACCGATAGCGTCTTCTGTAGATCCGCCACCACTGATTCTTATCTTGTCACCAAGATTATGATAAGCACCACCGCTGTTAAAGTTAACATTGATGATAGAACCTACTTGAGAGTTGATCGTAGCATAGTTCGTAGGATCTGATGAATTGTAAACACGTTCACCGTCTAAGAACGTTCCGACAACACCCTGAACAGTAACGTCGTAGACTTCAAGACCAAGAGCAGTCGTTCCTAGAATATCTTGAACGTATGCTGATGCGCCAGAAGTAACGCCAATGATTTTCTGACCTTCGAAGCTTCTTGGGCTTTTTGAAAACGGAGCTGCTACGCGAAGTCGAGTTTCACGAACCCAGCGTCCATCAGATGCACGGAGGATATCGTCGCCTGGATAGTAGAATTCAATTTCTTTACCGAACAGCGCACGGAACAGGAATCTATACGATTCTTGTGAGCCACGTGAACGATAAAACTCACGAATGTGTTTAGCTAACATTCTTTTGTCAGCAAGAACGCTAGATGGGATGTTGACCATAAACTCTTTACGGAAATACTCGATGAAAGAATCTACGGTCTTGTCAATATCTTGGTTTTCACGGATAGAACGAATACTATGAACAGGATTACCTTCCTGTTCCATATACTCAAAGTAGGCTTTTAGAAAAGCGACAAATTGCGGACCCTCTTCACGAATGAACCCAGGAAACTGCGATTCAATCTGTGAAGATATCGTCTTTAATACTTCTTCTGATCCTACAATTTTTGTCATTAGAAATTAGTTAGCTTGATTGAAGGTGTTAGGATCGTAGCAGTTTGACCAACCGTGTCGATACTTGATGCAGTTGCAACTGTTCTTCCTGTCGAATCATCAATGATATTTACCACGCTTCCAGCCATCAAAAGAATCTGATTTCTTACTGGCGAGATGTTTGGGCTTGTTGGCGCAGCGATAACAGAAACAGTATCTCCAGTATAATCTGTTGGTAGGAAATTATTAACGTAGATAATTCCCTGATCGTAGTCGATAGTTCCTGCAGAGTAGCTCGTATAGACACGACCTAGTCGTCCAACAGTTGATGGATAGTAAACTCTAAGAACACCGAAACCGTTATCGTCAAAGTATGATGTTTTATCAGCATACATGAACGAAGATGATGTTATGCTACCATAACCAGGATGACGAGCAACACCGCTAATCAGTTCTTGTGTGCCAAGACGCTGAATAGGATTGTTGAAATTAAGAGTGTATGATCCAGCTGTTACGAGTGATGGTTGGAACGTTTTCTTAATACGAATATCCGCAGCAGTTGTGCGAATAGAGTTATCAGTTTCGTCGATATAATCTAAGAAACGTGAGTATCTAAAGCTCTGATCGAAATTAGAAAGATATGCAGACTCGAATGAAATAATTCTAGCGGCAACAGCAGAAGCGAGCTCGCCTGGAGTTTTCGTTGTAGCCTTCGAATCGTAACGAACGTTCACTAGAGGAACAATGTAAAGATATGTTGGATCTACGATGTCGATATCAATAGACTGCACATTATATTTACGGATCTTTGTCTGAATTTCAGCTTTACGATTCAGTGAGAAAGTCGTGCCAGTCTTTGGCTTGGCACAAACAAACACTTTACCGTAGATAGGCGGATCGTTTTCTTCTCCACCCCAAACGCTGATACCAGCGATGTCTGGATTCTGCTGGATCAGAAGTTGCTTATAGTCTGTTGCTGTGACTGTGCGATTCTGTGTCTGATATGCACGAGGTGCATTGAAACGAACAGATTCGATATCTTCGATATCAGCACCACCAGAAGAACGTCCGATGTTAACAACATTAATACCAGTCTGTCCGTCGATTGTTGTGTTCACAAGCGTGAAGCTATTCGCTCCGTTAGGTGCTCCGGCGTTACATACACGATATGAAATAGAAACGATCGAAGATGTAGCTGGCTGATTGCCAATGATGCCATCACCAAATGCTACTTTGAACTTCTTATCAGCTTCTGCTTCTACGAAGTAAACTTTGCTATCACCTGATACCTCGTTGATGTCGTCAGCCAAAACGTATGTCTGATTGTTTCCGCTTTCTGTTACGCTAACTCTAATGCTGGTTGTGTCTACATTATAGTTTGGTAGAACGAAAGAAGTGTTAGATGCACGATTAAACACATAACGATGTGTGAGCGGAATTCCTTCAACGATACGGATGTAGTCAGCAAATCCTCCAGTAGAATTAGCTGTGATTGTGTATGTCTGAGGTGTTACGAATGAATATGACGCACCGTTAACTGTTGTTGCGAATCGAGTATCTTTAGGAATTCTGATAGAACGGAACGTAGCATTAGCTGTGCTCAGAGTAAAGATCAGCTGAACGTTGGCAGATGAGCTTCGTGCGCTCGTAGGAGTATATCCAAGCGCCTTAGCGTGTGATACAACGCTATCATAAAGCTGAGCCGTGTCAATGAATCCTTCGTTCGTAGCCATATTAGCATAGAACGCATTGTAGTAAGTGTTGTAGGCAAGGAGATCAAGCAGAGTACCCATAGCCGAGTCTGCGAAGTCATAGTCTGAGAACTCAGGCTTTGACGAAATGTAGTTGCGTAGATTCGCACGGATCGTATCGAAATCTAGTCCTGTTACAACAAGATCTGTGTTAATTGCCATTAGCGAACCCTATTGAGATTAACGTCGAGATTAACGTCGTTAAGAGTAAGTGTGTTTCTAAAGCGGATGGTGATGTTCATAGCATTCTCATCGCGCTTTTCTTGAATCTGAATTGAGTATGGTTCTAAGGAAACTCGTGCGTCGTAATTTTCAATAGCAGTTTCAATCTGATTTTCGTATGCTGAAACGTCAATGCTATCGAAGTTATCGAACAGACGTCGACGAACGTCTCCACCAAACTCTGGGCGGAAAGGACGCTCGTAGCGATTTGTCATGATGAGATTTTTGACGGCTTGCTTAACAGACTCATCGTCTTTCTTCATCAACAGCTTACCCGTTGACGGATGACGACGAAAAGACAGATCGAAATCTTTGTTCGTTATCTTTTTGAGCTTGTTTGATAGCTGTCTTTTATCCATCTGCGTTCCTTTAGACTCTTAGGCTTATTTATTCTAAAAAAACCCTTGACAGCTGTCATTCAAACCATTATAATATGAATTGTATTCAAGCGGTAGTAATAGCTGTATTTGCCTTAGCTTCGTCTTCCTCAATGATAGCCAACGCCTCAATAACAGTAGATGTTGGCTTAATTCGTGGATGATTCTTAATCAGATCCTGATAGCTATACTTTGTGAGTTTGCTATAATCGACTGAAGCAAGCAATTCAGACGTATGCTGTTCGACTTTAGCTGAAAGCTCCATGCGCTTTTTCTCAAGATTTTCATAGCGAGTATTGCGCCCGTATCCACCAGAACCCCAGTTAACTGTGTTCGCATTCCCCACGAGTTTCTGATTGTATGAGGTTTTAGCTGCAGTGTCTGCCACAAGATTAGTTTGCGGAGCAATAGTCGACTTCATTCCCATGAACTGAGATAACGGCTGTTTTAGAGTAGCCATAGCAGCACCTGCCGCTCCTTCAGCAAACAGATTCTTCATCTCAACAGGTTTCTTAGGCTTTGGTGGCTGAGCTGTCTTGATAGGATTCATCGCATCAATAACAGGTGTCTTGCCTGGAAGCGGAAGCATCTTCATGAGTCCACCAGCGAGCGCCATGTTAGGTACCATCGACGCGATATTAAATCCTTTTCCTCCGAGCGCTCCCGCGATAGCTCCTGTTAGCATCTTGCTCGCGAGCTTATTCATATTCACAAGCGGGAACTGACGCTGCATAAGTGCAGCTTTGGCTGCAAACGCAGCAGGATTAGATGCAAGTCCGGCAAGTCCAGCAACTTCAGATTGAAGATTTATAGCTGACGCAGCACCAGGAAGACCAATAGCAGGTAATCCAAAGTTAGATCCAACTGCTTTGAAGATAAGTGAAGCAGGTCCCTTAACTGCTGTATTCAATAGCGTCTTTACTGTAGCAATTTGATTTACGATGTCTGCTGCTCCAGCTGCTTTGAATGGGAGTTGTTTAGTGACGCCGCCAATAACACCTTTCACAGCTTCGACAGGACCATCAAGACCAGGAGGAATAAATCCGCTTGCAATATTACTTAGCGCATTTGCAGCACCTAATGTGAGCGCAGTTTTGATTGCAGACTTAACTGCTGCGTCTGTAGTGTATTTCTTACCGCAGAACGGATCACTGATCCCAGCGATTTGATTATAAAGCAAAGCTCCTGCAGTTCCAGCAAGCAAAGCATCTACGTCGCCATTAAGCGCAGCATTGATACTAGCATCTAGCTGGAATGTGGGAATCTTATAGCCAAGCGGATCATTCATCATAAGCGCAGCATTGCTTACGCTATAGATGTCGATGAACTCGCCACGTGACATAGCGTCCATCTGATCGTATAACATATCCATACCTTTATAGGTATACTGTTTCCCACAGAAATCAAATTTCTGTCCAGGAATCACATTTGGATACATCATTCTTAGTCGAGTGTCGATTTGTAGCTGATCCATTTATTTTTCCTAAGCCTTCATAATGAAACAAAGAGCATAATATGGCGGAAGATTAGCATTTGTTCCGCTCGAACCAGTTGAGTCTGTAGTGAACGTATGTGTATGAGCGCCAGCCGTAGTCGTTTGACCCATAACCTTAGTTGTCCACAATTCGCCTTCGTCATTTCCGCCAGTATCATTTCCTGTGATAGTATCGCCTGTCGTAGGAACACCATCTTTATATCCATACACTGTGTGACTGTGATCTCCGCTACTAGCTGTTGATCCTGTGTGCGTGTGAGCTATTACGGCTTGATCTTTACTACCACCAGTATCACCTACAGCATAAGTTGTACCAGCGCCAACAACAAATCTATCGCGAAGATTAGGTGTTCCGTTTGTTCCATCGCATAGATACCAACCTGAAGGAATAGCAGCAGCTGCACCAGACCACATAACGATAACACCAGTTGGAATCGTATTGATTACTCCACTGATAGTTGCATTACCACTAACAATAAGATTCTTTTCTACCTTTAACGTCTTATAGACTTTTACTTCACCGGTATTAGCAACGTCGAATTTCGCGTTGATCTTGAACGTATCGACGTTCGAGTATGTCGTTGCAAAACTCTGAGCTGTCCCGTTGTTTAAGAAAAGATATGTGTTAGCCATTTATTATCCAAATGTTGTCGGAGGAGCAGAAGCGCCGCCACCCTGAATCTTAGTTTTAGCACCTTGCGTCTTAACATCACCAGAAGCAAGAACATCAATCGCATCACCAGTAGACTGAACAGTCATTTTACCAGCAGAAGTAATTGATGCAGTAGATCCAGCTGAAACAGATGCAGTTGTAGCACCAGATACTGCAACAGATCCGCCGTTTGCTTTAACAGTCGTGTTCGTTCCTGATGCAATACCCATATCGCCGCCAGCACCTAGCCCCATACCTCCAGCTGCTACGACTTGATGTTCACCGCCCGTAAGAACTGCATTATCACCAGATACGATCTGAGTATTCTCACCACCAATTGTTTGTTTCAGATCACCATTAATCGTGTCGACTTTATTGCCGCCTGAGATTTCTTCGCGATCTCCAGTGCTACGATGTGATGTCTTACCATTTACTTGAACTCGCTGATCGCCACCAACTTCTTGTAGTTGCTTTCCACCAGACTTAAAGCGCATTTCGCCGTGAGATACTAGCTCAATTTCATTTGCTTCGATCTTATACGTTCCGCCTACTTTAACGAGCACATCGCCTGAGATAACAAGATTAAAGTTTCCTGTGATCTTTTCGTCTTTATCTTGATTATAAAACTCTTGCGTCTTGCCTTGAGTCTTAGTAATCATTGCTCCGTCGTCTTGAATCTCAATCGTAGTTCCTGAAGCATGATAGATGTGGATACGTCTATCGCCAGGAGTATTATCAATCTCGATCTTATGTCCAGATTCAGTTGTGTATGTGTGATTCCCAAGATATTGAGACTTATCGCCACCGGGTTTCTTTTCTTTAAGTTTTACCATTCATTTATCCAAACGCTGATCCAACGGCGAATTCGCCAGTTCCCTGAATTTTATTCTGTTCGTCCATAATATTCTTAGTGTCGTCTTGCATGTTAGCTGCATCACCTAGTTCTGAACGAGCATTATCGAGTGAAGCGAGCTCCCAGTCTACGCCGTTCTGTGATCCTGAACTATTATCAGTCGAATCAAAGTTATGCTTTGGTGGCGGAACAGGAGCTTCGTCAACAACTTGCTTCTTGCTTTTAACTCTAGGATCTTCTGAACGTTCTTCAGAGCCGCGCGAAGCTAGTGCTGTTGAAGACTGATCGTCCTGAGTAGGATGCACAGCTGGACTTGGTCCTCCAACGCCGCTGTTACCAAACAGATTCTGTAATGCACCCATTAGCGCAGATACAGTAGCAGCTTTCTGTGCTAGGCTTTTCTTAGGAACAACCATCGCACCGTTGATATATGTCGTGGGAGGAGATAATATCGTAAGCTCGTTTGTCGTAGTATCAGAAGCTATGATCATATCATCATCAACAGTATAGATATTGGCTTCTACGTCATAAGTCCCAGGATATAGTGGACTATCAATATGCAGTTTCCATGTGTATGTTCCTGCAACAGGCGTTGGCTCGATACCGAGATTACCTTCGAACATATAATATGGATTGTAATTAAGAATGATTTCGATAGCTTCTTTTGGATTTCCGTAGATATCAAAGCGATCAAACACAGCTGTTCCTGTGATCGTAGGAACAGTATTTGATGTCGTTAATCTATTTACTGTAATCTTAGCCATTATTTACTACCCGATCCAGGAGCGTTCTTACCAGCTTCTTCTTTCTGTGCGATATGCGGAAGAACGCCAAATACGATAGGAACTTGCTCGCCGTCGCCATCCATAAAGAATCCTACGACTTTAGACTGCTCGACAAGACCCGATGGCGATGAGCCGATGCCGCTAATACCAGCAGATGTTGTTGGCATCATAACATAGCACCACGGCAGTTCTTTCGTAGGGAGTTTTCCTTTATCGTCGGTGTGCTTTCCCTTAATACGAACCTTGATACGCCCTAATTTTAATTCGTCTTTAACACCAGAGAACTGCCCCGTTCCACGATCTTCAACAACACCAACCCACCACTTGAGTCCGTCTTGTCCCATTACTGTACCTGGTTCAGCCATTATCCAATACCTCCAGCGCCTGCAGCAGAATTCTTATTCTGTGAGTCGGACTTACATTCTAGAACACACTCATACTTCGTATCTTTATCATCACGATATACAACATGACGAACTGACGTGATTAAAAATGACCCAGAGCGTTTATCCAATTCACCTTCTTCTTTGTTCGCAGGAATATTTAAGCGAACTTTGACTCCCGGTTTATACTTGGTATCACCAGGAACACGAATATTCATCACTAGATTATCTAGCTGCATTGCGGCAGAGCTTTGCGCAGCATGATCAGCTAGGCTTCTTCTTTGTTCTTTAATCTTGGGATCGCGCGAGTCACGGAACTTGCTTTCACTTTGCCCAGGAGCAACTACGAAATTAAATCGTTGACCACGAGCAGATTCAGCTTTCTTTTCTTCGACTTGTGTTTTGCCTGTATGTGTAGTGTCACCAGCACCATCGCGCTTACCTTTATCAGTAGCGTCGATCTTGCCAGTCGTAGGATCGTAATAATACCAGTGATCGGACGACGCACCATTATATGACGACTGCATTTTATCAAAGTCTTTTGCTTGATCGAACGCGATAATGACTTTCTTTGGATCGCTGCCTTGTCCTGTATTCTGATGGGAATAGGTGAGCGTATCACCTTCGCCACCTTCAGATAGCATTTTATCTACTGTGCGGAAATGATATCCCTCGCGATCCTGATAAAAGACATAGTTTGACGCCTTAGCTTCCGACGACTTACCTTCTTTTGCAGCCCAACGAATAGCTGTAATAGGACTACGACCAGTCCCATGATACGCCGCGTTTCCGTCTGTTTCTTCGTTCGTAGCTAGATCTTTCTTAATCGTGGTCGAGTCTTTTACTAGATCTTCGTGCCAGTCCTTGACCATCTCGGATATCTTTTTCCCAGCATATCCTTTAACAACTTCTTTCTTATTATTATCTACGAACTCCGACGGCACGCAGGTCATCATCATAAGATCCTGACCTTCCTTCACGCGCATACGATCACCGACGCTGATCGTCTTGAACTTCATTCGAATAGAATCACCCTCAGCCGCACCAAATGCAATCTCAACGTCTTCGCCACCTTTTAATCCCTGACCGTTGTTAAAGCCGGCGGCGTCGTTGACCTTGATATTACATGATGCGCATGGAGAATAGATGCTCTCAAAGTATTCGAGAACGTTCACAATGTTTTTGATATCTTGCCCAGCTACGGTGCAATTCGTAATACTACCAGTTGAACTCATCTAAGACTTCCGCTCGATTCAAAAATAAATGGATGCTGTTCCTTGATAATAGTTAGATAGTTAGGATCAAGTAGGAAAATGTGACGATTATCATTGTTGCGCTTATCTTCATAATCGTATATAGACACAGACTTACGCTCTGGAGCTGTGAGACTTAGATATGTCGTGTAGTCAACTTCGAGCGTCTTTTCTGGCAAAATACGCTGATCAAGACCATCAATAACAATCTGATGCTGCTGAATGATCTGCTCGTAATGATGCACAGTTCTCTGAGTATATTCTACTCCGCCGTATTTCTGCTTGAGATATTCATGGAACTGATCATAGCTCATAACCCATTCAAAATATGGATCTTGAATTTCATTTACGAGCAGAACTAGCCAATCCATGGTGTAGTCCTGATAATAATCATAAGCAATAGTATCTGGACGCTCGCCGTCTTGAACATAGTATTCGTCGAACGTGACCGAAGCATTATTCAGGAAGTTGGCGATAGAAAAACGCTTCGTGATATCAAGCGCAGGAACGTAGTCTTCACGTCCTGGAATACGATACGAAGTCTGAGGGAACGGTCTGAAATAAAACATTTATCTTCCCGTGTAGTTTGCTGAACGTAGATTAGGCACAGCTTCACCAAGAACAGGAACACGACGACCTTGTGGCAGATTAACAGATAGCTGCTTATACAGCGTCTGCTTCGTGATGATTTCTGTTTCTTGGAATGTCAATGAAAGCTCTACTTCTGCTGGAGCTGGAGGACCTGATCCATCGAAGTTACGAATATATGCAGCATATCCCTGACCATGATAGTTCACGCGGATATCTTTCAGAACTGATGGCTGGATCTCAAACAGATATTCTGGATGACGGAATTTGATTTTAAAGAACTCTGGATACTTAAAATACAATGCGCCCGCTACGAACTCAGGGTGAGCATAATAAGCAAACATATCAGTGATGATTTTAATTGCGTTAGACTCATTGCGATTGCGCGGCGATAGTTTCCAGCTGAATTGATGCTCGCGGAAATTAACACCCGTGAACAGAACTACCTTATGCGGATTTTGTGCTAGTCCGGTTGCGATCTTAAGTGCTGCAGCTCCTGCTCCATCGCCAGCTCCTAGAGCTCCACCTAGCGCAGCACCGAATGGTGAATCCTTAACTCCGGCAATGATTTTATCAACACCCGCGCCAGCTACTCCTGTTCCAGCACCTAGAAGAGCACCCCCAATAGCCGCACCACCAGCAACGTCATTATTTCCGTAGATAGCGCGATCACCTGCTGCAAGGGCTTCGCCCGCTGCGCCTTTTCCTGCATCAGCTGAAGTATATTCTGGATTGTAGTCTGTGCTTAGATTAGCTGGCATCGGCAGTCGAATAGTTCCGCCGTTGACTTTATTTCCAAATCCACCAGCTTGCAGCAGATCAGTTCCTAATCCTTTTGTTTCGTATGCAGTGAACTCGACCCAATGACCCATTGTAATAAGATCGTTGGGGAATTGCATAGGATCTAAACCATTAAATGGATCAGGGATTTTATTTCCACCGAAAAGACTAGCGAGCACCGCGCCGCCAGCTGCTAATGCACCACCAGCTGCTGCGAGCCCTGCTCTTTGTCCTCGCGATAGCTGTCGTTCAGCTGATTGCTCGCGTAGTGGACGTTGATTAGTTCTAGTCGTTCTTGGAGGTGATGCCATGGATATTCCTTTTCCAGTTCAGCTATTTATACCCTACATAGGACGGCATGGCACCTTACAAAGGACGTTTCGTCCCAAAGCATCCACA